TATTTATTTTTCAATTCATATAGTTCTTTCAATTCACGTCTATATGTCTTTCTTTCATCTGCTTTGCTCATTGATACAAAAAACCAAACAATTATCCAAATACCTGCAGTAATAATAGAAAGAATTAAATGTAGTATATGGTTAACTTTAGCGTCTTTGATTTTATTTTCTAGTTCTGTTTTTTTATACTCAAAGTTATCTAATTTTGATTGCGCTTTATCTTCTGCTGCTTCTTGAAAGCCTTTTTTCATAGAACTCATAATTCCCATTATTTACCTTTTTACTTTGTTTAATATATTATCATTCGTAATCAGTTTATATTCTTGCGGTTGAAAAGCATTCAAAGTTTACACCATAAGTAGGCTTATCATAAGTTCCACCTGTTACATTAAGAATAATTATTTCAAATTCTGTACCAGGGTCGGCTTCAAGGAAATCATCACAGAAAGATTGATTAAGATTTCCAATCTGTGAACTCATATCATCTTCAAAAGCAAGAACAGCTACAGCCCATTTTCCTTTTTTATATTCATACGCTTTTAAAAAAGCCTCATTCCCTGCTTTGATAAACCTCTTAATATTTGACTGCCTATCACTTCCATCATCGTTTTTAAATGTTACCCCTGCTACTTTTGATGGACGAAAATATTCAAAATTTTTATTAAGATTATCTCTACTTAAATTTTCTTCATTATTAGAGCCTTTAATTTTAGGCAAGAAAAACAAGACAGTTATAGAAAGTATAGTAAAGATTGAACCTAAGATAGCCCATAATATTTTATTTCTATTTTTTCTTTTTGCAAGAAAGTATCCAATTATTGCGAAAGATATTGCAACAGACAATACTAACATTTGTTACTTCCTTGTATCATCTTTTTATACCCTACCATCAAAGTTACCAACTACACGACCGATAATCTTACAACCCTCTAGCTGTTCCTGTGTTATAACTAAATCTTTATAGTCTTTATTATCACTTTTAAGCGTAACTGAGCCATCAAATGATTCTCTTGCTACTCTTTTAACTAGATAGCCTAGCTGAGGTGAATAGATAACATATACCGCACCGCTTACTATAATACAGTTTTCATTTTCAAAAGGGTTTATAAATAGTTTAGACCCATCTTTGATAGATGGACTCATAGAATCACCCAACGCATTAATGATAAAGATATTTTTAAACTCAGTCAATCCTATAATGTTTACTAAAAACTCTTTGTCGAAGCTCATAACACTTGGCAACTCTTCATAACTTACACCGCCCTCACCCATTGAGCCGAATGTATTTGCTAGGTACTTGATGTTTATTTTGTCTTGGGTGGTTATGCTTTTGTATTGAGTGTTTTGTTTAGGTGCAAATTTTTTCAAGGCTTCTTTTTGTCCATCTGCATTATATGTGTTTGCTTTCTCTAGTGCATCCCAATCAACAGAGTTGTCTATTTGAAAATCTTTAAAATTAGTAGTATTCGGACGCTCTTCAGAATCTTCAATGTTTTTAAGTTCTGGTTGCATAATAACTTTCTGTTTTGTTCTCTTAGCAAATTCATACAAATACTTATACACAGAAGCATCAATAATAATTCTATTCTCTGATAGATATCTAAATAACATTTTTAATTCATTTAAAGAAAAAAAAGTTGTCCCTTTTAGTCGAGAACGGTAAGTCTTATCATTGATTCCCATAATTTTACCGAATACAGATTGTGATAGTCCTATACTTTTTCTAACTAAATCAATATCTTTTGCAATATTTTTCATAATATACTCCAATTTTAAGGTAAATATAAGTTATTTATCTATATTATAACGGTATCAAAACATTAAACACCGAATTAATACCGATAATATAATCGGCAAACGGTAACAAAACTTTAACATAAAGGTAAATTATGGCAAAACTTGTCTTCAATAGAGCTAAAATGCTCGAATTAGGTAATGGGAGTATCAAAGAATTTTGTGAAATATATAAAATCAAAAGAACTAATCTTTATAGAATAGAAAATACATCTCGAAAAACAAAAGGCACATATGCTCAAGAGATAACAAATAGATTAATTTCTATGGATTGTGCTAAATGGAAAAATATTGAGGATATTGCTTAAATGAAAAGAAATGCGTTAGTTGAAAAGCTAGGAGATTCACAGACTACCACAAATAGCCTGCAAGTTAATCGCAAAGGATTAAAATTGAAACAAGAGATTATAGCAGTTAATTTAACTGAAATCAATGGTATACAAGTTAATGCAGTAAATGCAAGAGAGATACATACATATTTAGATGTAAAAACACAATTCAGCACTTGGATACAAAGAGCAATAGAAAAATATGATTTTATCGAGAATAACGATTATTCAATTTTGAATATTGATAATCCAAACGGAGGCAGAGATATTATTGATTACTTCGTGACTATTGATATGTCAAAAGAATTATGTATGCTAGAAAACAATCCAAAAGGTAAAGAGACTAGAAAATATTTCATCTCTAAAGAAAAACAATCACATAAAGTCTTATCAGTTCAAGAACAAATAGCATTAATCGCACAAGGTCATCATGAAGTAGATAATCGCATAACAGTTTTAGAAAAAACGAAACGATTAGAAAACTGGCAAGAAAGAGCATTAACAGATGCAAAAAATAAGAAAGTTTATGAAATTGCACAAGGTAACAAAGAACTAGCAACAACACTTCATAGAAAAGTATGGTCAATCTTTAAAAAGAATTTCCACCTACCAAGATACAACGAACTACCAGCAATTAGATATGAAGATGGAGTGGCTTACATCAAAAACTTATCTCTAGTAGATTTAGTAGCCTAACCCCTCATAGTTCCTACCCTCTACATGTAGAGCATAGGAATTATTGAGCGGTTATTCATCGCAAACAAGGGGAAATCCTTTGACTAACGTTAGTCATAAAGTACCACACTTAACTACGGTAAGAGTGTGTAGTGGCATGGGTTAGCAAGTACCATAACTTGTTATAGACGAAGAACTTTTTTATAAAGCCATATTATGAAGTCGTGTCCACACCACGAGTATGGTTTTTAGAAAAGTTTTAAAAAGCAAACACTAAGACCGCCTAACAATGGCAAAAGTTGACGATGCGTTAAGCAATTCAATCTGGTGTTTGTTTTAAGAGTTTTTAAAATGAGTTGATGAAAATTAGAAAGACACAGATAGCACGAACTATCTGCAATAAAACTTGAGAAAGTTTAGGAGAACATTATAGCATGAAAATTATAAAACAGCAAAAACCAAAATCACGGATACGAGTTAAATACAAGATAAACGACAGAACAAATGATGAAACGAAACCAGCATCTTGTATGGGTGCTTATGCATGGGAGAATGAAGAATAATGACATCAGCAATGATATTTGTCTTATGTGTAGGAATTGCTGTAGTTATTGTGACTTTAGCAGTAATTGCTTATGAAGAATTTGGAAAGAGTTTATTTTGAGTTTAAAAGAAGAAATAGCAAAACAAATCAAAGAGTGTGCAAATGTGAAGCTTGATCTAATGATGATAAAACTGATGGAGAAATAAGATGCTTAACAATATATTTGAAAATCCTTTTGTAATGATTGGATTAAGTATTGCACTTTACACGCTAGTTGCCATAGCAGTTGGTATTTATAAAAATAATAAAAGAGATTGGGGAGAAAATGAGTAAAAAAATAATAAAAATGAGTGATGAAGAGTATTTTAAAGTTGAAGCATTAAGCAATAGTGGATTTAGACTACTAAAAGAGAGTGTTTTACATTTTGAGAATCAAGACTTATTTAAACTAAGTAGTCCATCACTTACACTTGGTAGTGCTGTTCATAAATTAGTTCTAGAACCAGAAGAGTTTAATGATGATTTTATTATTGAAGATTTTGAAGGTGCTGAACTAAACAAAAATACAAAACTTTATAAAGAAGCTAAAGCACAATGGCTTGATAGTGTTGGAGATAGACAAGTTTTATCAATAGACCTATTTAAGCAAGTAACAAAAATGGCTACAAATGTTAAAGCTATTGCAGGTGGACTACTTCAAAATGGTATATCAGAACTTGCATTTTTTGGTGAGTTTGATGGTGTTCCAGTTAAATGTAAAGCAGATTATTACAATCAAGAGGCTGGTGTAGTTATAGACCTAAAGACAACTAAAAGTATTAAAGACTTTAAAAAATCAATCCTAGAGTATGGATATGGCACACAATCAGCATTTTATCTCGATGTTATTAAGAGCTTAGGTAAAAAAGCAGATAGATTTGTTTTTATCCTGGTCGAAACTACTGCACCTTATATGGTATCAGTTCAAGAGATGCATACAGAAGGTATTGAAGAAGGTCGTATGATATATAGCGAGTACCTGCAAACGTGGAAAGACTATAAAGAAAATGCAATTATCAATGTAATTAAAACAACTAATTATCCAGAATGGTTTTTAGAACAAAGAAGAGGAGCGTAAAAATGGGAACTCAATTACAAGAAAGAGAACAGCAAATCAAAGTTAGCTTAGTAGCTCAACAAAAAGTAATCACTTCATTACTAGGAGATAAGAAAAAATCAGATAAGTTTTTAGCCACAGCTCTTAAAGTTGCAAATGATTTTAAACTTTCTGCATGTAGCGTTAATAGTATTGTTGATGCATGTGTAACTGTTGCTCAACTCAACTTAGACTTAAGCCCTGCTCTATCTCATGCATACATTGTACCATTCAAAGGTCATGTCCAATTAATTGTATCTGCAAGAGGATACACAGCTTTACTAGCTCGTACAGGATGGAAACTAAAATCTTATATCGTTAATGAAGATGATGAGTTTGATTACAATATTGACAACTTTAATGAATCTATACAATTTAAGAAAAATATAGACTCTGAAAAAGAAGTATTTAAATATGCTGTTGCTCTTGCTCAGTCTCCAGATGGAACACTTTATGTAGAAATTATGAATAAAAAACAAATTGATAAACATAGAATGGTTAGCTCAAATCAAAAAAGTAAAACTCCTACTGGTGTTTGGGCTGATTGGTTTAATGAAATGGCAACTAAAACAGTTATCAAAAAGCTTGTTAAAAAGTTACCAATGGGCGAAGAAGTAGCTAATGTTGTTGCTGTAGACGATAAGCCTATTGAAGCAGAAATAGTTGTTGAAGAATCAAAGAATGATGATTTAAACGACTTAATTAAAGCTCCTCAAACTGAAGAAAATTTTGATAAAGAGACTGGTGAAGTAGTAAAAGATGTTTAAAGTTTTAGAAAATGGTAAAGCTCCTACTCGTGGAAGTAAGTATAGCGCTTGTGTTGATTTGTATGCTAGTGAAGATAAGGTTATTGGTAGTGGGGATACTGAGCTTGTAGGGCTTGGGGTTGCTATTGATTTAGAAAAGTTAAGAAGAACATTAAAAGAAGATGACTTTCATTTTTATGCAAACCATGTTGATAGCTTTAAAAACTCTCACTACCTACAACTAATGCTAAGAAGCTCACTTGGTAAAAAAGGTTTGATACTTCCAAATGGTGTAGGAGTAATAGACTTAGACTATAAAGATGAAATCAAAATGATTATACATAATCCTATAGCTTATGTATTTAATGAGGAGAATGCAGATTTAAGCCTTAAAACTTATTCATATTCAGATAGAGAAGACCTTATAATAGAGTCGTTTGAAATCAAAAAAGGCGATAGAATAGGACAGATAGCACTACTAGAACACAAGTCATATCTCTTTGGAATAGAAAGTGAAGATGAGCGTAATGGTGGCTTTGGAAGTACTGATAAAAAGGATGAACATGTATAACAAAGTAATAATGGTCGGAAACCTAACAAGAGATATTGAACTCAGATATTCTCAATCTGGAATGGGTATAGCAAACACAGCTATTGCAACAAGTCGTAAATTCACTAGCAATGGTGAAAAAAAAGAAGAAGTTTGTTTTGTAGATATCACTTTCTTTGCACGTTCTGCTGAGATAGCAAATCAGTACCTTAGAAAAGGTTCAAAGATATTAGTCGAAGGTCGCTTAAATTTTGACCAATGGACTGATAATAACGGACAAAAACGTTCTAAACATTCAGTAGTTGTTGAAACAATGCAAATGCTAGATAGTAAGGGTGATAATCAAGGTCAACAACCACAGCAAAACTATCAACAAAACAACAATACACCAGCACCAAGTAACCAAGCTCCACAACAAATGGAGGTAGTTCATGAACAGATACAAGGTCGACCACCTGCAATAGATGTTGATGAAGACGAAATTCCATTTTAAGGTTTATTTATGAACGTAGAAGCATTTGAAAACTTAGAACTTATCCCATTACTTCTTAATAAAATTGAAATAATGGAAGCAAGAATGGCTAAACTTATGCCACCGATAACAAATAAAGAAGAGGTAGCTAAGTTTTTAGGTAAGTCAAAAAGCACTATAAATAGGTACATGCAAGAGGGTTTACTTGTTGAGGGTATTCACTTTTATAGAAAAAATGGTACAATTTTAGTGTTTATTGAAGATGCTATAACCGACTTTAGGGATAAACTAAACAAAGGTTTAGCACATGAAAAAGTTAAGATTTAAAAACCGAAATGGGATATTATATTTCGGTACAGATGGTAAGTTTTCATCGTCAAGATTGAAATTTACAAATGTTAATAAAAATATTATCAAAAATAGATTTTATAGTGGTTTGCTTGATGGAGAATTGGGGCTTAATGATGGAGTTCCAACAGTTTTAGAACTACTTGAAGATGTGATGATTGAAAAAGATAAGTATCTAAAGTATAAGACTAGCTTAGCTTACTCATCCGTATTGAAGAATCACATTATCCCATTTTTTGATGATATGATAGTAACTCAGATTAAACCGATTTTCATAAAGAAGTTTCAAGACAATCTACTTGAAAAAGGGTTAAAGAAGAGTACTATCTTAACAGCAAGATTATTGTTAAAAGCAGCGTTTGATTTAGCAATATTAAGTGAAAGTATAACGATAAATCCTGTAAAAATGGTTAATATGCCAAGAATTAGAGTTGAAAAGAAGAAACAAAACCCCTTTTCACTTGATGAGATTGATAAAATCTTAGATAATTCAAGCGGATCACTAAGAAACTTTTTAGGGATTATGTTCTTTACTGGTGCAAGAAGTGGCGAGATACTGGCTTTAAAATGGGAGGATATAGACATGGAGGATGATACCATTTCTATAAACAAAACCATTGCACATGGTCGTATAAATTCGCCTAAAACAAGGTCGAGTGAGCGTGATATTGAGATGCTACCAAAAGCTAAAGAGTTTTTTAAAGCTCAGCGGTTAGAAACTGGCTTAAAAGATAGCTATGTGTTTTTAAATACATTTGGAGTTCATCATGGTTATAGCACGACCTTTCATCAAAACTTCTATAAGCTTTTAGATAAGCTAAAGATAGAAAAAAGAACTTTGCATAATACAAGACATACATTTGCAAGTATTATGTTGAATAATAATATAGACCCTCTTTGGGTATCGGCAACTTTAGGACACGAAAACCTACAAGTTACACTGAGTATATACACTCACTACATGCCAAAAAAAGAGAAAATGAGTATAGAGTTTTTAGAAAAGAGGTACAAAAGCGGTACACTAGGAGCGTAAAAGCCCCAGTTTAGGTAATTGTAAATTAAAAACGATACAGACTATCAGGATTTTATGATAAGCGTATAAGCCCTTTTAAGGATAGTTATAGCTCTTTAATAAACAAATGAGACTTAAACCCTTACTATTTCCTTATTGAAAAAGAGGTCAAAAACGGTACAAATTCCAACCCCTTTAAAACTAAACAAAAAAATAATTAAACATAAGGATTTCTCGATGTCTGAAAAAATAGTAATCATGCTCTCAGAAAATGACAAATCTAAGATAAGAGTTTTTTTACAACCCTACCCAAATCTACGAATCAAGAAACAACTAAGGAAAAATAATGAGAGAAAATGAAAAAGATGAACTTCAATGCCCATATTGTAATCACATACACGACCAAGTAACAACAGCAGAAATAATCTCTGATTTTAGCACGTCAAGAGAATGCGGACATATGGTAGATTGTGAAAACTGTAATAAAGCCTTTGAGGTATGTATTCAGCGTGAATATAGAGTTCAGACTTATGCTATGAAGAGCAAATAAACAAATTTAAAATCAACACCCTACTCTACATGTAGACAAATCAAACACAAACAAACATCAAAACAAAACTATCTGAACAATAGAATAGTCACTTGATGTCTAAAAAAGGACAAATATGCTCAGTTATTTCACAAAAGCAAAAACACAAAAAAAACTTTATTTCCAACTAGAAACAGAATTTAAAAAAATAAATGAAGATGAAAGGACTATAGGAATATATGCAATATTCAAAAATGATGTATGTATGTATGTAGGACAATCTAAAAATATTCCGAGCAGAATTGCAACACACTTATCTGGAAAATATAAAGAGTGTTCAAAAGTTCTAATATTTCCAACAATTGATATAGACGATGACTTAATACCTCTTGAAAAATTCACCATGAAACATTTAAAGCCTATTGAAAACCTAATGGTTGATTTTACAGAAGAAATTAGCAGAGATAGCTTAGCAGAGGGTGAAATACTTTATGGATTAGAAAGAAGTGAATTTTACAAAAAAGACTTCAACATAGTCGATTGCGCAGATATAACACTAATTAATTCAAAATACAATCTTCTGGTGTCTTGCGAATTTAATCTTGATCTTCAGTCAGATATAAAAACTGCTAATTACATAATAGATGAAATAAACAAACTTAGACAGCATCCTACAGAGGAACAATAATGAGTTTTACAGATGAACAGCTATTAAACCTTGTCAATAGCACTATTACTAAAAAAACAGAGTTTCAGCCAGACGACTTTACAGGTGGTTCAGTTCAAACAACAAGTACAAATAACAATCGCATAACTAATTTTAAAGTCAGTCTATTTTTTGGCTATAAAAGCAAAAAGCCTATTACAAGAACTATAGAAATAAGCAAAGATACTTACTATATTTGGGCTAAAGCAATACTAGCCAAGACATTAGCACTTGAAAACAATAATATAGGTATGGATTTTTCAGAACTTAACGATTTAATGAATAATCCTCCTATAGTAGATAGTAATGAAGTAGTAAGTAGTAAGTATATAAGTAAAGTAGAGGTGCCTCTACAGGTAGAGGGGGTGGTAGAGAAACCAAAAAAAGAAACCTACTCTAATGAAATCAAAGAAATCATTAATCATTTAAACGATGTACTTAATACTAATTACAGAACCAATACAGATTCAACAAGAACCTTAATAAAAGCAAGATTAAACAATGGTTTTACAGTTGACGACTTCAAGCAAGTGCATATTATTAAGTTCTCAGAGTGGACTGGTACAGATATGCAAAAGTTCTTAAGACCTGAAACACTATACGGCAACAAATTTGAATCATACCTCAATCAAAAAATATCAGACTATGAAAAAATGAAAGCAGTAAATAGCCATACAGGTATGTCTGCTTTAGAGATGTTGAAACAGCAAGGGTATGCGTGATGAAAAATAAAATGAACAAAATCCATAATATTGACTGTTTAGAGTTTATGAAGCAAGTACCAGATGATTATTTTGATTTGGTTTTGACCGATCCGCCTTATGGGATAGGGATAAGCAGTAATCCAATAAGACAAAAGCACGATAAAAAAGAATGGGATGATTTTACACCAAGCAAAGAGCATTTTAATGAAATAATGAGAATAAGCAAAAATCAAATTATATGGGGTGGAAATTATTTTAGTTTGCCTCCAAGTAAAAACTTTTTGATATGGGACAAGAAACAAAGTTATGATTTTTCATTAGCTATGTGTGAGATGGCTTGGACTAATTATAATTTTCCTGCAAAGATGTATTCATATGCAAATAGAGGGGACGAAGAAAAAAAACACCCCTCACAAAAGCCCATAAGATTGATGGACTTTGCTATAAATTTTGCACGAAGCAGAAGCGAAATAAAAACAGTATTCGACCCTTTCATGGGAAGTGGAACAACAGCCATAGCGTGTAAATCATTAGGCTTAGACTGGTGCGGTTGTGAGTTAGAAGCTGATTATGTAGAGATAGCTAATAAACGCTTGGAAGCCGTGCAAGGGAGTTTGTTTTGAGCGAATTAGTAAAAGACATCAAAACAAAACTCGGCATAGATGGTGGCACTTTCATAGATGCTGAAATTGAAAGCTTAGTAAGTGGAATAAAACCAAATCAACACTTAGAATTTTTTATGGCTTTATCTGGTGAGCATAGTTTTGCTAAACCGATGGACCGCATAGCAAATGTAGCAAAACGCTTTAGTGACGAGAAGAAAGATGAACTTTTTACGGGAACCAAAGAACTAGCGAAATCAATGTATGACAAATTTTATGGCATTTATTGTGGAATGACTGACTATGCACAAGCCAATAGAGACAAAGTTCCAAACGATAGAGAGTTCTTTGAAAATTACCAATTTCAAAACATGAAGCAGATAGACGGAAGCAAAACTTTTACAGATAAAGAGATTTATGTACTTAGTGAGCTTGGAGGTGGTACATGGCTTGTAGATATTCCATTTCATAATGGGTCAAATGAAGTTGTAGACAAAATAGAAAAGATTATCAAATACACAATAGCTAAAAAATATTTACATGTAGAACAAGATGCAATAGCACACGCAGATGTTAAAAAACTAATTAAAGGAATTAAATAATGAGTACTAAGAAAGTTATTAAATGTGGTGGTACTTGGAATAATGAAATAGAGAGAATAAAGTCGTGAATCACTCAAGAGAACAAATTCTAAACACACTATTCAAAGATTTTAAAGAGTTGGTGCCAAAAGAAGATATTGAAGAATCGTTAATGAGATACGGATTTATATCTATCGCCAGTAAAGAATGGCTAAAAGAACATTATATTGATAAGCAGCTATCAGCCAAAGAGATAGCAGATTTACTTAGCTGCTCACTAGGTCATGTTCAAAAAACAATAGGTAAATATAAACTCACTAAAAAGAAGCACGGAATTACTACTGGAAATAATCAAGCTCATAGACGAGCTATCTGGAAAAGAAAAACCGCTGCATCTCAGCCTCATGCAAAAGCAGTAAAAGTTTTTCATGTTGGAGAACATAATCATATTTTTATAATGAACTCAATAAGTGCAACTGCTAAAAAATTGCACCTAGCTAGAGAACATGTAAGAGATTGTCTTAATCCAGACAAGCAAAGAAAAACTGCCAATGGATTCAGATTTGAGTTTATAACAGAAGTACCAACATCAAACATGAGAGATAGTACAGAAAATATCGCTCAAAACTTTCATCTAGAAGAACAAAGAGAAAAAGAATTAAAACAAATCCAATATAAGTAGTGAGATATGAAGCAAAAGCTAAAAACCTGCAAAAATAAAGAGTGTAAGAAAAAATTTACACATGAAAATGGACTTATTGGATGGTGTAGTCCTTTATGTGGCTTTGTGTATTCTCAACAACTTAAAGCTAAAAAAGAAAAAGCTAAAAAAACTGAAGCAAGAGTAGCAATAAGAGAGTTCAAGAAGAATGATAAACCAGTTTTACTTCAATTAGCTCAAAAACTTGTCAATCAATTTATCCGCATGAGAGATAAAGGAAAACCTTGCATAAGTTGTGGTCATGATTTTACTAAAGGTAGACAAGAACATGCAGGGCATTATATCCCTAGAAGTAAATCATCTCTACTTAGATTTGATGAGAGAAACATTAACACGCAATGCAATATATGTAATGACCATTTAAGTGGCAACGTGGGCGAATATAGACTAGGGTTAATACAAAAGGTCGGATTAGATGAAGTTGAGTTCCTAGAGGCTAATAAGACAGCTTTAAAAACATGGACAGTTGAAGAACTTCAAGAAGTAATAACAACATACAGAGCAAAGATAAAGGAAATAAAACAATGAAAAATAAAATGCATGAAACCCAAAAAATAAAAGAAGTAACGAGATGTGAGAAATACAGCGTTTATTTTATTAAGCATTCAGAGAAATATATGCTTATTGATTCATTAGGTGTGTTACTGGTAGAAAAAGAGTTTGATACTGTTGCTGATGCTATAACGTGGGCTGAAGATGAGCCACATATTAGTGGCTTTGAAGTGGAGGCTTAAAATGAGAACGATTAAATTTAGAGGTATCGCAATATTTGGTAAAGTTTTTATATATGGCAGTTTAATAATTGCAACTAACGAAGCTGGAAGAGTGGAATATTTCATAAAGCGAACTAGTGGAAGTATCCAAGTAAAAGAAGAAAGTGTTGGGCAATTTACAGGCTTAAAAGACAAAAATAGTGTTGAGATTTATGAGGGGGATATAGTAGAGAGTATGCTTCCAAGAAATAAGTTTTTTGATGATATAGCTAAAGTTGTTTTTCGTAAAGGTAGCTTTATGATGAAAAGTGTTGAGTTTGAAGATGAAACAAGTTGTTTAATTGACAGTGAGCAGTTTATTGAAGTAATCGGAAACATATATATGAATAAGGAGTTGTTATGTCAATCAAACCAATAACATATGGTGAAGCATACACAGCAGTTAAAGAAAGTCTAACGATGGTTAAAGGCGATTGGATAACAATTGAAAAGCCAAAACATTATCCAAGAATGAAAAAAGCTGATGCAATAATCTACTACAGCAAGAAGTTTAAAAAGATATGGGATGATATTTATAAAGAAGTTATTCCAGATGAAGACAAGAGACAAAGAATAATAAGCGCAGCTACATGTAACTCTAGAGCGTATAGGGTTGCATGTCATAGAGTTTGTGAGAGATGAAAGGAGTAAGACATGAAAACTAAAGCAATCTATCCAATAGGAAGCTTTATCCAAGTAAGTGGAGAAAAAGGGGTTAAAGATGAATAAAGGGATACTTCCAGATGGTTTTGTAATGGGAAGTTACATGGCTAGACGCTTAGACTTAAACAGCAATTATTTTAATGTAGCACGAAAAGAAGGTCATGCAATAAAAGCAAACATTATAAAGATTGATGGTTTTATTTATGTTAAGCCTGATGACAAGATTATAAAAGCACTTAGTAATAATTATATATGCAATAAAATTAAAAAGCAGGACTTTAGAGAGTATGACTTCACAGTACAGTTTAGCAAGAACTGTTTATTGGGATTCTATAAATAGGAGTAATGATGGCAATATGTAGCAAATGTAGGACTAAATGGAAGATGAGCGAAAGCAGTCGGTGTCCTAAATGCAGTAAGGATTACACCAAACAGTATGATAAGTTATACAGGAACAAAGAGAGTGATAAACTGTATCAATCTAAAGAATGGAGAGAGTTAAGAGAAGAAGTAATAATAAGAGATGGTTTTAAATGTGTTGAGTGTAATACGCCAGTAGGAATAAAACCTAAAGACCATGCAGTAGATCACATCAAAGAGATTACAGAAGGTGGTGAGAAATTAGATAAGAACAACTTGCAACTATTGTGTATAAGTTGTCACAATAAGAAGAGGTAGGGGTATGTAAATCTCCACAAGGCTAAGGCTATGATTTACCGACCCCCTCACAAATTTTCACAAAAACCAGATTTAAAAAAACTCAATAGGTAACAGTAAAGGTAACAGTTAAAATGCACACACACAGCGATACACTTAAAATTCTCAACTGCTCAAAAATGACACTAAGTAGGTATGTAGCAAGTGGAGAATTAACGAAAGTAAAAAAAGGTCGAAAGACTTTCTATGATGAGCATGAAGTAGCAGCACTCGTCAAAGAAATTGATGCTAACAAAATAAAGGTAGGTATAAAAATAAAACCTAAAGAAAAGATTGAATTACCAAATGAGTTAGAAACAAAAATCAAGAATGTATCTGGTGGTGAAAATTTAACAGCAGTCGGATATGAGTATCTTTCAATAGCTACTAATGATTTGATGGACTTAGGCTTGTATGATAAATGTGATAAACAAATTTTAGTTTTATACGCTTTGAGTTGTCAAAACTATTTTAAGTACTTGCGTTCTGCTGATGACTATGATTGTTTAATCACAAGCGATAGCGGAATAACAACAGTTCATCCTCATTTTAAAGTAGCTCAGCACCACGAAAAACAAATGCTTAGCTATATGGATAGACTAGGATTAAACCCACTATCACGACAAAAGTTTGAGATAGAAGAAGAAGAAGAAGTAATAGACTCAATCTTTGACATAAAGGATAGTAATGAAGCCATACTATGAAACAGCGTTTGATAGACATTATGAAGATTTAAAAAAAGCAAAGTCTCATCTTAGATTCAATGAAAAGCTAGGTAAAAGATATATAACAATCATAGAATCTTTGCAACACTACAAAGGGGAACTTGCAGGGAAAGAATTAAAGCTTGAAATGTGGCAAAAAAAACTAATATTAATTGCTTTTGGATGGGAGCGTTTAAGTTCTGAAGGCAAATGGATTAGAAGATTTAGCACGGTTTTTATCTTTATCCCTAGAAAAAATGGCAAAACTATTCTAGCAAGTGGTATAGCAATAGCCGATATGATAATCAGAGGAGAGACTGGAGGGGAAGTTGTAATCTTTGCAACTAAAAGAGATCAAGCGAAATTAGCATGGACTGGTTGCGATAAAATGATACATAAACACAAGGAGTTGAAAAGTTATTCTAAAACTGCTTACTCCAAAATACAATTTTCTAAAAACGACACGACAATAACAACACTAGGAAGAGATAGCGATACTGAAGATGGTTTGAATGTTTCTATAGGTATAGCAGATGAATATCACGCACACCCAGATAACAGTTTATGGGAAGTTGTAGAAAGTTCACAAGGTGCAAGGCAACAGCCTTTGATGTTGGCAATTACAACAGCTGGAACAAATACAGCAAGTCCAGCATATTATATGTATGAATATGCAAAAAAGATACTAAGCGGAGCAATAAACAATGATAATTTCTTTGCTTTTGTGTCAGAGCCAGACGAAAAAGACGACCCCTTCAAAGAGGAAACATGGATAAAAGCGAATCCAAATTATGGAATATCAGTTAAAAGAGACTATATGCGAAAGGTTTCAAAAGAAGCAGAAGATAGACCAGAATTAAAAAATAACTTTTTAGTAAAAAACTTAAATGTATGGACCAATCAAGCTGAAAGTTTTATATCATTTGAGAAATGGAAAAGGAGTGCTGGAGAATTACCAGAGTTTGATAATTTTGTACTAGGAATAGATGCTTCATTGAGAGATGACTTTACAGCATTAGTTAAAGTGAAAAAAGTAAAAGATATTTATTATGTAAAGCCTAGATTTTATATTCCAGAGATTTATGCAACAAAAGAAAGAGAAAGAGAATTAAATGCACCTCTTTTAGCTTGGATAAGTGAAGGGCATATAGAAGTAATTCCACAGTCAGAGATAGACAGCAGATACTTAAAGCGTGATATCCTAACAGACATTGGCATTATTGAAGCAATCCCATATGACCCACACAGAATGAGAAAACTTGTTATCGAGTTAGAAGAGGAAGGATATGAAAACTGTATGCCAATCTCTCAAAACTACACAATTGCAGCACCGACTAATCATCTAATGAGACAGATAAATGAGGGAAAAGTAATACATGATAACAACCCAGTTATGAATTGGATGATATCAAATATGACAATCAAATCGGATATTAACGGAAATATAAGACCTCAAAAGTCCGACCCCAATAGAAAGATAGATGGTGTAGCTGCACTAATAAACACGATGGCATATTTTGACTTTACAGCTAAAGAAGAGACGGAAGAGTTTGCATATGAAGATAGAGGTTTTAGATTTATATAACTAAATAGAATACTCTATTGCTATTCTTATACTATTGCAGTATGAATATAAACCCTTTGAAATGGTTTGCACGAAATGAAGTAGTAAAAACCTCAGACTCTAATTTTTCTGAAATATTTAATGTTCAAGATACTGCTAGTGGTGAAAACATAACAGTATCTAATGCCATGCAAATATCTACAGTATTCGCATGTATTAGAGTTTTAAGCGAAGGAATCGGAACATTACCACTTCATCTATATGAAAGAGATGGTAGAAAAAAGCAAAAAGCCCACAAACACCCACTATACAATATCATTAACTTACAACCAAATAAAGAAATATCTAGCATTACATTTTGGGAAACTGCTGTTGTTCATTTGTGCCTCGATGGTAATTTTTACGCTCAGATAGTAAGAGATAGAACAGGTAAAGTCTTAGAATTGATTCCATTATTAGCAAATAAAATTACTAAATATAGGTTAGATGATGGAAGCATTATTTTTACATATAACAATGGAACAACTACTTATGAATTTAAAAAAGATGAAATTTTTGAAATCATAGGATTATCAAAAAATGCTTGGACTGGAATGTCGCCTATTTCACATCAGAGAGAATCACTTGCACTTAACAAATCGGCAGAAAAATACGGAGCAAGATTCTTTAAAAATAATGCAACACCTCCAATAGCGGTGAAAGTACCTCAAAAACTCACAGACGAACAATATAAAAGGCTTAAAAAGTCATGGCAAAAAGCACACAGTGGAGAAAATGCTCACAAAGTTGCTCTTTTAGAGGGCGGTTCGGACATAACTTCGATTGGTTTATCTAACTCAGATAGTCAATTCCTAGAAACGAGACAATTTCAAAAGCATGATATTTACGGAATGTATAGAGTTGCGCCGCACTTAGTAGGAGATTTAACAAAATCTTCATTTAATAACATATCAGAACAATCGCAAGAATTAGTAAAGTACACTTATCAGCCCTATATAAGAAGATTTGAACAAGCTATCTCTATTCAGTTGCTAAGCGATAAGGATAGAGTTAAGTACTATCCAAAGTTTAATGTTGATGGGCTACTTCGTGGGGATATCGTCACTCGTTACGGAGCATATAACACTGGTAGAAATATGGGTGTTCTATCAGCTAATGAGATAAGAGAAAAAGAAGATATGAATCCTATTGAAGGTGGAGATGTTTATCTAACTCCATTAAATATGACAGAGCAAGGTGGTAAAAATGAATAAATATGAACAACTCAAGCGTGAACTATCACAAAGAGTTTTATATAGAGGTGCAACTAGATTAAGTTCACATGTAGAACCTAAAGAAAGAGCAGTACAAACTGAAAACAATTCAGATGCTACATTCATCCTAATCTCAGAGAATAACGAGACAAATCGTTATGACTGGTGGAGCGGTGAAACTTTCATAGAAGAGTTAGATGTTAAAGGTGCTGATTTTTCAGAACTAAAAACATTTTTTAAAGACCACAATCCAAGCGTTGATAATGCGATTGGAAAAGTGGAAGATTTAAGAATCGAAGGAAGCCAACTTTTAGCAGGTGTTTCTTTTGGAAGTGACGACAATTCACAAACAATCAAACAAAAATACAATGATGAGATTTTAACAGATGTTTCAATCGGTTATCGTATTAATGAACTTATCTTGACTGAGAAAAAAGGTGAGCCAGACCATGTTTTGGTTACTGATTATTCGATAGTTGAGTTAAGTGCAGTTTGGAAAGGTGCTGATTCTGGTGCAATCAAAATTAAAAATGATGCAACAGATGAAGTTAAAGAAAAAAGATTTTCTTATGATTTATATGAGAAAAAATTAAATTCACAAAAAGGATAACACAAATGAATTTAGAACAATTACGTGCATTACTTGCAGACTTAGATACACAAATGAGAGGGATTTTAGCTGGTGCTGATAAAGAAAAAGGTTTATCAGAAGATGAAGCTACTAGATATGATTCTTTAGAGTCAAAATTTGATGAATCAAAAAGAAATGTTGCTAGATTAGAAAAAGCAGAAGAGCGTTCAAGCTTTATGAGTGAGCCAACTTCTAAACCAGTTGTAACTTCACACGCTGAAGATGAAAGAAATGATGAAAAGCCAAATGAAACATATCGTTCAGCATTTTGGAAAATGCAAACAGGACAAGCTGTAACAACAGATGAGTCAAGAGCATTAAGCACAGGAACAGATGCAAAAGGTGGTTTTTTAGTACCTGAAACATTTGCAGATACAATTATTGCAAAAGCTAAGGAAATGTCTTACATTAGAGACTTAGCAACAGTTTCAAGTTCTTCAAGTGTTGAAAATGTTCCAGTTGAGGGTGATGATGGAGCTAATGGATGGATTGATGAAGAGGGAACATACCCAGAGTCAGACCCTACAATCGGTCAAGTTCAACTATCTGCATGGAAAACAGGTCGTATTTTAAAAGTAACTGATGAAGCTTTACAAGATACCGTTCCAGCAATTGAGGGTTATGTAGCTATGAAATTCTCTAAATCAACAACAAAAGCCGAAGAAGCTGCATTTGTTACAGGTAATGGTACTAAAAAACCAACAGGCTTTATAGTTACAGCAGAAGTTGGTAAAACAGCAGCAAGTACGACAGCAATCACTGGTGACGAAGTTCTTGACCTTATCGCATCTTTAGATGAAGAGTATGAAAACAATGCTGTTTTAATGATGAATAAAAACACTCGTAATGTTCTTAGAAAACTAAAAGATGGAAATGGTCAATATCTATGGGTGCAAGGTTTTACTGGAAATCCTGACACTTTTGACGGAAAACCAATTCGCATTAACAAATATATGCCAGATTTAGGTGCAAGTAATAAGCCTATCGCATATGGAGACTTCGGATACTACCATATCAAAGACAGAACAGTAATGACTATGAAGCGTCTTGATGAAAAATACGCTGATACTGGTCATGTAGGTTTTAGAGTTGATAAGCGTGTCGATGGAAAACTTGTTTTAGCAGAAGCTATTAAAACTCTAGCAAACGCTGATTCATAGGAGTAGCACCATGAAAGTGAAGTTTATAACTTCTCTTTGTGGACTTGATACTAATTATCAAGCCAAAGACGAAGTAGAAATTAAGGATGATGAAGCCATCAGACTCATCAAGAATAATATTGCAATTCCAGTAGGAAAAACCAATGAAAAAAAATATAAAGACGCTCTTGAAAAAGAGGCACAGGCAAAAGAAGAGTTTGTTAAAAAACAACAAGAAGCCGAAGCAATACTTTATAAGGACGAGTTGGAATCTGAAAGAGAAAAACTCCAAAAGAGAATAGACGAGATAAATACTATTTTAGCGGATAAAAAAGAGAAATAATGTTAATTCAAACAGTAGCACCAACTATTAATCTAATAGATGAAGTAAAAGATTATATGAGAGTAGAAGACACTAATAGTGACAACACTATAGAGATGTTAATCGACTCAAAATATGCTTATGCAGAAGACTATACTAATAGACAATTAAAAACAGCTACTTTTGAGTTAAAAGCACCTTCTCTACTTGATGGAGATAGTTTACCAAAAAATCCAATACAGTCTATATCTAATATTCATTATATGGATGAAAATGAAGATTATCAACTCTTGGATGCAAGTAATTACTACTTATATCAAGAGAATGGAATAACAAAAATTTCTTTATCTAAGAATATAGAGACTGTATCGCATAAACACGCAATAAAAATAACTTTTGTTGCAGGATATGAAGAGATACCAAAGCCTATAAAAGCATGGATTTGTTATCAAGTGTTAGTTGAGTATGACGGAGTTGAAACAGCAGTTAAAAACTTCTCTGATAAGGCACTAGAACAATATAAGGTAAGCGGTTATGAAAGCTAGAAGTCTAAAGCACAAAATAGTGATACAAACTTTTACAGAGTCACAAAATGATTTCGGAGAAGCTGTTAAAGAATGGACTGATTTTAAAACAGTCTATTCAAAAATCACACCATTAAGTGCTAAAGAGTTTTTTAAAGCTGGAACACATGCGGAAGCTTCTCACAAGATAGAGCTTAGATATTTAAAAGATATCAAGTCAAAAATGAGAGTGATATATAATTCACGTGTATTTGAAATAGAAAGTGTTTTGAATATACGAGAAGAAAATAAAACTTTGCATTTAATTTGCACTGAGGCTGTTTAGATGGTTGATGTAAAAGTTAGTGGAATTAATGAAATATTAAAAAAACTAAAAAAATTACCAATTGTTATGCAAAAAAGAGTTGTTACAGGTGCTATTAGAGCAAGTGCAGCAGCCATAAACAAAGAAGCAAAGCTAAATGTTCCAAAAGATGAGGGTGATTTAAAAAAATCACTAAGTGTAATAAAAAGAAAAACGAAAGATAAAAATATTATTTATTTTTCAGTAGTACCAAAAACAAAGCTTCTGCACAAGATACAAGACGCTAAAGGTGAAAGACATTATAACTATGGTGGTCTCGTAGAATTTGGAAGTTCAAAAATGTCGGCACGTCCATATCTTAGACCTGCTTTTGAAAGTAAAGGTGCTGAAGCTATTTCAATAGCTAAGGCTTATATGAAAAAAAGAATAGATAAAGAGATAGCAAAATTATGATTGAAACAGACTTATTAACAGCTTTGAAAACTGTTTGTTCTCAGGTATATCCAATATTTATGCCAGAATCTACTGCTTTCCCATCTATCACTTATCAAGTTGTTTATGACGGTGCAAATCAAGCAACAAACGGAAATTTATCAAGTAGAGATGTTCGCTTTCAAGTGGATATTTATTCTAAAGGATATGGAGAAGCTAAGTCTTTAAAAGATTTAGTTGTAAACGAAGTGATCGGACTAAAGGGAGGGGATATATCCTCGCAAGACCTCTATGAAGATGAGCAAAAACTGTTTAGACAGTTAATTGATTTTAAAATCAAAAGGACATAATTATGGCAATCAAAACATCAGGACACAAAATATTAGTAAACGCTAAAGATGCTGGAGACTTACAGTCAATAGGAAGCATTAAGCAAAAGCGTAATGTAAAAGAGTACGAAGCAATTAATACAGGTGTAATCGTTCAAGCAATTGGAAATATTAAAACAGACCCTATCTCAATTAGTGTTTTATATAACCCAGCTGATGCACTAGGTGCAGGTGAACTTGAAGCAGCGTTTAAAAATGGAACAACAGTACCTTTTGCAATAGAACTTTCAGACACACTAGGTGCAAATGGAACGACTTTCACATGGAATGGTGCAGTTATTTCTGATTTTGAAGTAAATCAAGAACAAGACGGAGACGTTTTAGCAACATTCACAGCAAACCTTAATGGTGCGCCAGTAGTAACAGTAGCGGCATAATATGAAAATTCAACTAGATTATAAAATCGAAATTGATGTTAGAGAGGGCAACAAATCTAAAGAAAGCCTCTCTATTTTTTATCGTGAAGCAACTCAAGCTGAAAAGAAAAAGCAAGAGACACTAAGAAAACAGTTTGAAAAAATTTATAATAAAGCTCAAAAGCTTGGTAAAAAACAAGTAACTCTTAACAAAAAAGCTGAATTATATGAACTTAACGGTGACTATGAGAAAGCTTTAGGAGTAATATCTTCAAAAGAAAAGCTTGACAATAAGCAAGATGAACTTTTAGAAGAGTTAGATGCAATCGGTGGTGGTGACCAAACTGCATTCGCTGAAAAAACATCAAAACAAAGATTTGAAACTTTAGTAAGTGGTAAAGATAAAGAAAAACTTGTTAAGTATGCAGAAATCAAAGGTTATGCTGCACTAATGCGTGACCTTGATGTTGCAAAAGGTGAGTTAGAAAAAAAGCAGTCTGGCGAATAGCAATCGCCCTTAGAGATAGCAAGGGATTTGAAGATTTACAAATCTTTGAAAGAGTTATTTTAAATATTGCTTCAAAGTGTGAGTATAGCTATGGAGCAATGGGAAGAGTTGGCTATCTATATGAGTCTGTAAAAGACAATATTAGATGGACGAAACTTAGTGTTAAAAGATATGTGAAAATCATCTCAAATATAGGTCAAATAATGGCTTTATCTGATGAGAATTTCAACAAAGAAAAAGTAAAAGCTATGAAGATGGAAAGTTCATCAATAGCAGATGCTTTAATAAGTGCATTTGGAGACGGAAGATGAGTACAAAAGTCGGAACAGTAATTATTGATGTTAAAGCTGATACTGCAAAACTTGTTTCTGGAATGGACAAAGCTGAAAAAACTGTTAAAAAAAGTATAGATAGTATTAAAACAGCGATTGTTTCAATGGCTGCAGCATATGTTGGTATTCAGGGAGTTAAAGCATTTAGCGGAATGATAAACGATTCACTTAATGCAGCAGATGCAACAGGTAAACTTGCTCAACAGTTAGGATTAACAACTGATTTACTATCTGAGTATCAATATGCAGCAGGATTTGCAGCCATTGAAAATGGGAAACTTAGCGGTGGGATAAGCTCATTAATCCGTAGATTAAAAAACTTTCAAGAAACTGGTGGCGGTGCAGGAAAAAAAGGGTTTGAAGCTCTTGGAATTAGTGCTGAATATGCTAGAAAAAACTTCCTTACAACAGATGATGCTTTTAGAGAGGTATTAAAACGACTTGAAGAGATGCCCGACGGATATAAAAAGACCGCTGCGGCTCAAGATATTTTTAGTAAATCATCATCAAGCATTATGCGATTAACACTTTCAGACCTTGATAAGTTCTCTGAAGAAGCGAAAAGAATAGGGATATCAATACCTCAATCAGTTTACGAAATGGCTGCAGCTTATCATGACCAAATGGATCAACTAGATGCAAGAATGGAAGGTGTTGGAAAAACTGTAGCATTTAGTGTAATTGCTCCAATGAATGCAGCATCACAAACAGCAGTAGAAATGTATGATGCTATGTTTGGAACACCTTTAGAGCAGATGAAAAACTTTGAAGATGTTGCGACAACAGTTATTGCAAATGTTGCTTATAGCGTTGGATTTATTGTTGATGCTTTTAATGGTGTAAAGCTAGTAATAAAAGGCTTGGAAATTGTATTTTATTCTTTAGCAACAGTATTAGGAGTAGCTTTAGAACCTGGTAGAATATTAATAAATGCCATAATTGATGCATATAATTACCTAGCAGAAGAAATTGGTTTATCTAAGTTGGAATTTAAGTTAGAAAGCAGTATCCCAGATAATATTCAAGAGGTAAAAAAACTAACAGGGGAATTTTCTAAACTTTCTCAGCAGCTTGATAAAGGCAGAGGTACTGCCGATGAATTTGTAACAAATTTTAAAGCAAACTTAGCACAAATTAAAAGCGAAATTGACTCTAGTGATTCTTCAGCAGCGGATAAAGAAAAAAGAAGGTTAGCAGAACAAGCAGACCGAGAAGATAAAAAGCAAAAACAAATAGAGTATTACGAACTTCAAGCTAAAGAGATTGAAGCAAACTGGAAGAATTTAGAGATTGACAAACAAAGAAAAAAACAAGCTCAAGGATTACTAGACCTAGAAACTGCAAAACTAGACAGAATATATAAATCTCAAGCAAGTAAAGAAGAAATATTTTACATGGAGTTAGGCGATGAGATTGCTCAACTAGGAATAGATGGAGCAACAGCAGAACAGCAAAAACACGCTTATGATGTAGCCCTAAAAACTTATAATGAAATTAAAAAACAAGGCTCGAAAGCTGCAACAGCTACTTACAACAATGGAGTATCTTCTATTTCTGGAAATAGTACCACTATCGTAGGTGATGGGTATAAAAAAGTAGGACGTGGTTTTGTAGAAGGTTCACTTGAAGAACAACTAGAACAACTTCAAACATTTTTAGCAACTGGTGCTGGAAGAAAAGTAAGTAGGGACTTTGATTCAATTTCTATGGCATCAACTGGTCGTGCCAGAGTTGCTCGTGCATCACAAGCAAGTTTAGCTGTAATGGAAGCTAATAAAATTCGCACAGAGATAGAAGCACAAAAAAGAGAAGAAGAAAGACTTGAGTTATTGGTAGAGTACAACGATAAAACGGTATCTTTAATCAGTAGTTTATCAGGTTTAGAAACTTCGTTTAAGTCGCTTAGCGATTCTTTAGGAACCGATTATGTAGTAAGTGCGAGAGAAACATTATTTGGTGGTACTGATAGTGCATTATCATTCGCAGAAGCAAGAAGAAATGCTGATGAAGCTTGGATAGCTTTTCAATCAGATAATAACCAAGAATTATTAGATGATTACAACAGCAGAATGAATGAATTATTAGGCACACTAAATGGATTTAATGATAAAAATAAATACGACTCCATATCAGAACAAGAGTTTGCTAAACATTTAGCTCTAAATCAAATTAAAAGTTATCAAGATGCTCAACTAGATACTCAAGAAGAAGTGGATTTACAGCTAGGAGTACTTGAGCAAATGAAAGTTATATTAGCTGATGGTCAAGTAACAAGAGAAGAAGCTTTATTAATAGCAAATTTAAGCAACAATATTCTAACTAATGGTGTTTTAGAAGTGGCGAATCCAGATGTATTAAAAGCTACAAAAGATGGGCTTATAACAAGTGCCGAGATTCAAACTCTTGCAAGTCAGGGTGTTATAACAGAAGAACAGTCTAGAGTTTTAAACGAAGGAATACGCAATTCTTTACTAGGTACTATAAGTGTTGATGATCCAAA